TCACATTTCCAGCATCATTACAGTTAACCTATCTATTCACAAGACCATCCCGTTTTATGAAATTGCTGGAAACTTTAGGGCTTATCCATGAATGGTATGTTGTTAAGCCTGGAGTGGAACCAATGAAGCTTCTTTTAAAGTTAGGTCCAATTGCACTAGACCTTAAAACTGGAAAAATCATGGTGGTAATTTAAAATGGTTAAAATAGGCTATGCAGAAGGCGAATGTCCAAGATGCGGAAGATATCCCCAATTTTTAATCATTATTGTTTAATGTGTTTTCAGAAATGCTTATTGTCTCGCAAGAATGCTTACGTTTTTGCACTCATATCTTACTATTAACTATACGTTTGTTGGAGCCTTGGCACTTGGCGTATTCGATAGCAGCTGACGTGAAAACCGTTCTGCAGATAACAGAATCCACATGGGATACTGAAATTACCGATTGCATAACAAGTGCTGATGCCCTGATCGATAGCCTTCTTAAATATGAGGGCTTAACCGTACCAATCTCAACTCCGCAAAACATCAAAGACGCAAGCAAACATTTTGCGGCTTGGCTATTCCGCAGACGCAGAGATCCTACTGGGGCAGAAGCTTTCTGGGAAGAGGCAAACAGGTTTTTGCAGGCCTACATCGACGCTGAAGAGGAGCCGTATGTGGGGACTGCCTAATGAGCGTTAAAGTTGAAACTAATAGTCCTCAGTTGGAAGCGTGGCTTACGGAAGTAGCCAATAAACAGCCGGAGATAGTGCGGGCATGGAAAGAGGAAGGCAAACTTCTAGTGATGCAGGAGATGCGTGGTAGAGCTCCAATTCGCTCGGGTTTTTTGCGTGAAAGTATAACTGCGGCGGAGCTTCCAGACGGATTCATAGTTTACCCAACTGCCAAATACGCTGGCCATGTGGAGTATGGCACGCAGCCCCACACAATCTTTCCCAGCAAAGCGAAAGTTTTGCGTTGGACTGATCAGTGGGGTGCCACAATATTCGCTAGGCACGTGCATCACCCTGGCTTTCCCGGCAGGTTTTTTGTGCAGAAAACCTTTGAGTTTGTCAAGGAAGAGTTGAGACGTTTGTATGCTGAAATCGTGGAGCGTGTCCTTGGTTGACAAGCCCAAAGGCGATCCGTGACCAAATCATCACACTGTTGAAAGCTGCGGATCCTAAGAATGTAGCTGGAAAAAGCATAGTGCGCTGGGAAAAGGGGGAGCCACCAAAGAGTCGCTGGCCTGGTTTTCCGTGGGGTTGGGTTGAATGGAGTGGAGGCCCGATGGAAGCGCCAGTAGGCTCAAAGGCAGAGATCCGCGACAGCTTCTTAGTTGTTGTGATTGACAAGCATATCAACGCTGACGTTGCTGAGGACAGCATTATGGACTTTGCGGACGCCATTGAGACAGCACTGGATGATTCGCCAACGATTGGCGATTTGGTTGCTCGCAGTTATGTGGTTAACCGTGAAAAACAGAAAGTGTTTGACGCGGACTACAGTATGGTTGCTGTTCGAGTGACTTTGCAGACTCATAGACGAGAATAGCGCGCAACGCGCGCAACACCCTACAACGGATAATCCGTGTAGAAAGGTGAAAATTGAATGGCATCGAGATATGTAGGACTAGGAAAAGAAACAACTTATGGAATAGCCGCAGAAGCAACAAGGTATTTGGAAGCGATAGCAAGTATAAAACCAGATCAGAATTGGGTGATTCCGTCACCAATTGCAAGTAGAGCATTTAGAAAGTGTAATTTAGGACCATACAGAGCAAGAGGCAACATCGGAGACTTTCCTGTTGAGCCTGAAAACATTGGAGAATTATTGTTAGGTGTCTTCGGAAGTGACATAGTAACAAATCCGTACACAGGCGTTTATTTGCATACTTTCAGTCCAGCGGACATTTTGCCGAGCTTCACCATAAGGAAAGGTGTTGAAATAACAGAAAGAGTTTTGCCTGGCGGGTTAACTGAAGCGTTGACTGTTAAGTTTGCACATGATAAAGACATAATGGCGAATGCTGAAGTTTTTAGTGGATTCGTAGAAACAAAACTTGGGACGCCGCCTGCACCAAGCCTACTGGGAACCAGCACAACTTGTTATGGTGTAAACTATAGTTATCAACGCAAAAGCTTCTATGCTAATGGTCGTTTCTGGTGTTTCTATTCCGATGGAACAAACATGGTGTATAGGACCAGCGTTGACGGAACAACTTGGACTTCCGCAACAACAATAAAAGCATGCAGTGACGGATACGAATTTTCAGTTTTGTTCGATGGAACCTACCTGCATTACGTTCAAGCTAAACTTACTTCACTTTATTACAGACGTGGAACTCCAAACGCTAATGGCTCTATCACATGGAGTGCAGTTGAACAGACTGTTTTAACGACTTATAACGCGGCAGAATACCCATATGTGTCTGTCGATTCTAACGGTTACGTGTGGATAAGCTATACAGAATACCATTACACCGGTCCGGGCGCCAACGACTATCCCTTCGTGATTAAAAGTGGCAACAACGATGGTACATGGGGCACAACGCCAGGTGGCTTTCCACATCAACTTTACCCTGACCCCTACACGACATGGAGAACTTCTGTTATTCCATTAACCAACGGAAAAATGCTTGCGATCTACGCTTTCACAGACGCTGGCATAAAAGTTAAATCTTGGACTGGCTCAGCATGGGGAAGCGAAAAAACAACTTCAAGCTTAATACAGGATGGATTTGCCCATTCAGCCGTCGCTGAAGGTGACAACGTTCACATCGTATTCTTGAAAAAGACAACTTATGACATTCTACATGTGAAATACTATTATATAGAGAACATTTTTGGGGCTGAAACAACAATTCAGGCTAGCGCAATAATAGGATCTGCACCTGTCTTAAGTAGAAACCCAAACACTAACAATCTATACTGTTTCTGGGTAGGTTCACCAGTGCAGTATCATGTCTACTACAAGAAACGAATAGGTGAAACATGGGATTCTTCACCAACAGACTGGATTAACGAATCAGTAGATGGTTTCAATGACAACGGAGCATTAACAGCTTTCTACGAAGCATACACCAACAAAATAGGGCTACTTTATATGACCATGGTTGGAGGACCCTTCAAAGTAAAATTCGGCTTTCTAGCATTCATGCCTCAACCGGTTATTTCACCACTGCAAGCCTTGAACATGCAAGGAGCAACCTCAATCTTAACAATAGTTGGTGATGTAAGAGCCTTAGCCTATGACTTAGAAATAACGATTAAGAACAACATACCATTTGACAAAGGAGATCTTTCAGGCAGAACATTCTCAACTAAGCGTGCTGGACAGAGAGAAGTTACCGGAAAAATATCCTTATGCTTTAACAATACAACTGAATACGACAGATTCATAGCAGGCACACCATTTACATTGATAGTTAGAGCTGATGGTCCAGTAATCTCAGGTGTATACAGATACTTTATTGGACTTGAACTGAGAAAATGTATCTACATTGGCGGTGTTCCAGACGTTAAAGCGCAGAATGAGTCGTTAGTTATTGACGCACCATTCAAAGCATTCTATGATAGCACAGACGGATTTAACGCCGAAGCGAAGGCTACGCTACAAAACACAATAGCAGCCTATTAGGAAGTTTGAACATGGAAAAAACTATTGATGGCGTGAAATACACCTTAATCCCGGTTCCTCCGCACGCATCGCCCTATGATGTTCTTATCGCTGACTTACTGAGAAAGAAACCTGAAACGACTGAGGAAGCTGAAAGGATAAGTATTGAGATCAAGAAGGCAATGGAGAAACTTTTTGCCGAAACTGTTACGCCCAAGCCCAAGGTTGAGCACCATATCCAGCTGTTCAATGCACTCACAGAGTTGACGACCAAAGTTATGAAAGAAGCAGGGCTTTTTCGCAACCATCCAAGATCCGGCACTGAGAAAGGCGACTCAGATCGCGCTGACGCTACACAAGAGACCAAGTGAGATCCTTCACCTTAACGGATCCGCGGCTTGGCTGTTGGAAGTGGATTATCAGCTACTCATGGCGGAGTTGGAACGTATGACAACTGGCAAAGAAGAAACAGATGAAGAGAAAAAAGCTAAAATGAGGACGTGGAAAGAATCCCAGAAGTAACGATAAAAGCCAATCTGGAAGGCGCGGACGCGGTCAGCGCTGGCTTTGAACGTATGGGCGATTCCGCAGCGCACATGGGCGATAAGGTTGCCACTTCTTCAAAGGAAATGACGACAAACTACCGAGGGTTAATGATGGCGACAGCTGGGCTAATCGCAAATAGTGTTCAACTTGGTGATATTGTGGATCGCATGGCTAAAGGTCAAATGGATCTTGGGCGAGGCGCTTTAATGCTAGCGATGAATTTTCTGCAGTTGACAAGCATGCTCCAAAGACTAGCTACAGCTGAAAATATCGCAGCAATAGCATCTTGGGCACACACCGCCGCCAAACATGCGGAAGCGATAGCCCTTGGAATAGTGCAAGCATTAAGCGGTCCTTGGGGCTGGGCAATCTTGGCAGGAGCAGCACTGGCAGTGGCCGGCGTCTATGCCTTGGCGGAGAGTATTCCAAAACACCATTATGCCGGAGTAATTCCAGAAACAGGACCTTATCTTATGGCTAAAGGACAATCAGTAGGCGCGCCTGGTTTATTCGGTGCTTCAATCACCATTAACATTTACGGAGCAGGTTCTCCACGAGAAACGGGGGACGCAGTTATTGACGCCTTGCGAAGAAGGGGCATCATTTGAGTTTAGGGCCAGCAAAGGTTAGAGTTGAGATCTTCCGTGAACCAGGCTTCTTCGACGACAACTTCGCCAAGGGGTGGACTAAAACAAGTGGCGGAACTAGCAGTTTCTCAACTGACGGTGATGTTGCTACACTTACGAAGGGTGATCAGACGGAGTGTATAATTGAAAAATCATTTCCAACTTTATCTACCGACATTTACCACAAACTAGAAATTCGATGCACCGCTACGAATGCATGGTTTTACGTTTATGTCTGGAATGGATCATCATGGTTGCTTATTTATACTGGCAATGCTGTGGGCGTTTTTGAAGCCTCTATTGCTTCTGGTTATAACATAACAAAAATGCGGATTAGAACTACGGCTACTGAGGCGAAGTTTGATTATGGAGCCGTCTGCAAAAATAGTTTAGTTGTTCCAGACTTAGGCGACTTAGTTGAAGAACTTACGGTTACACGACCACTTCTGAATAATGGAATTGCAGGCGCTAAATTTTCAATTCCCAACTTTGCAGGTGCCTATAACGGTTTAATCAAAAACCAAGATGCCATAATTATTTGGCTTGCAAGAAACGAAGCAAACTTAGGCGTTCCAGAGTATAAGGCGTTTGGCGGCAGAATAGTGAACCCAAATAAACGTGGCGAAAAGTATGGCGCCTTTTATATTGATTTAGACTGTCATGGATACGCTTACGAATTGAACATTCCGCCATCTTTATTGCAAAAGTTTTATTCAGGCACAAACGGACGCACCATCATTGAGGACGCCTTAGCGTTATGCACCTATTTGGCGAAGCATCCGACTGCAACCATGTGGTTTGACAATGCAGGTGCAAGTGGAAGCACAGACGACCGCATAAACAGCACGCACGATGCCATCTATGATGAGGAATTGCCAGCAATTGTTATCCAAGAGATTTTGGAAAAAACCAAGAATCCAGCAGCAGTGCAAGGATTTGACGCTTACGAAACGCCAGCAGGCTGTATAGTTGGACATTTAAGGAATAGCCTAGATTTTGTTAGTCCAATAGCAAGCATAACGCCTAATTCTTATCAGGAAAGCGAGGATTTGCATAGAGTAAGAAATAAGATTAAGGTTTATGGAAAGTTTGGCGGATACATACCAACGACCGGAGCATGGACAGATTCGTTAAATTATTGGACTGCAAGACATGGAACAGTAAGTTGGGTAACGCCTTCATATATCTATTGTGATTGTGATGCAAGCAGAATCAGCGAGTTTTATAGGACGACAAATCCTTACGACCATATCTCAGGTTTAGTGAATACATCTCCTCTCAGTGTTGGTTGGATTGACTTTTATTTCTTCCATCAGACATGCACGAATCCAATCTTTCAAATCGTGATAGAAGCACCAGATGCAGCAAATTGTTTCTATAAAGCTTATTCAGGATATTCAACTAATGTGGAAATTAGATATACTCTTGAATTTGGAGAAGGAAAGGGATGGCTTACATTAGGTTCGCCAAGATGGGAGAATATTAAGAATATCAACTTCTATGCTACAAGCAGCGCTGGAATATTCTACGTTTACGTAAGAGCACTAAAACTGTATTATTCACGATTTAAGGGAGAAGCTAACGATTCACCTTCACAAACGCTTTATGGAATACGCACACAAAAACCAATTATTGACGATTCATTAACAACTGATGCTGAATGCCAAACAAAGGCTGAAAGCATTGTAGCCGTTTTAAAAGACCCGCCTATCACGCTTTCAGAGGTTGTTGTGGATGGAGACCATCGTTATAATCCAGGTGACAGGCAGCGGATTGTTGTAAGCAATGATATTTTAGACGCTTATTTCCGCATTATCCAAGTTGAACATAGTGTAAAAGGAACGCAATGGGATGCGTTTTTAACGCTTTCAAACGAGCCTCAATATGTGGATTACGTTTTCAGATTATTGCAGGAAGCACAGAAATTGTTGGAGAGGCGAACCTAAGTTGCTTTTTTCATTTTATTCTCAAGGTCTTGAACCTGTTTCCAAAGCAGGTATTTTTCAACGCCCAATCGATTTAACTCTTCTCCGTCTTCATAAACCCAGAAGGCGATTAAGAACCCGCAGAATCCTACGAGTATATAGAAAGCGAATAGTGTTTGTTGCCAGAATGCAATGTATTTCCAAGCGTCTGCTGGTATTGAAATTATTCCGCCGATTGATAGGAAGAAAGTTATTACGTAAACTAAGACTACGAATGCTCTTGGATTCATGTTTTTCCCTATGTTTCTCTTCGTTTTTGAAGTTTAAATGTGTTTGTGGAGGTTTGTTCTAGTTGAAAAAGCAGAGTTCGAAAGATTTAAAAAATGTTTCTTCCGGAGATTTGGTTTGTGTCTCATGGACTGATGCTAGTGTGGGTAAGAGTAGTGGTGTGGGCATTGCTATTGACGTGCCTGTCCATAGTTGGGGCATTTTTATCGGCGTTTTCGGCGAGAAAAGCAAGCATATTGTTATTGCCCAGAACAGTTTCAAATATTCCAGCGGCATTTTTGATATTGATTATACTGCTGTGCCTTTAACGTGGACTTTGAAAGTGATTGTTGTTGCTAAGGCTTGTGTTGACGCTCAGGTGGCGCGTCAGCTGGTTAACAGTTTCTTGTTGGGTGGTCGCAGGGCTTTGAATAAGCGTACTTTTATGAAGAGGGTTGTTAATCATGCGGGATTGGATTAAGAAGGCGCTTACTCGCAGAGTGCATAAGAGAGGGCCACGTGGCCGGGATCAAGTTGAAGTGGTTGAGCCTAATGAGAAGCTTGTTTTAGGCGTGAAATTCGCGATTGGCATGACTATATGCCTTTCTGCACTAGAAATAGCACATATGGCTTTTCTGGGCAACTGGAACAGTGAGATCTTCGCTGCAATCACGGGCTTAAGCGGCACAGTCATGGGCATATTTGTAGGTCAGAAGGCGTAGCGCATGAGAAAAAAAAATATTTTTTTTCAACATCTGATCTATCGTTCTTTCTGTCGAATTGCTAGGAAACTTAAGGGCAAGGATTTTGTCGATGCAGAATCTTTCAAGGCTCGGGATAAAATTATGAGGATATTCGCTGCTGAATGTTACGAGATTGCTGAAAAATACGCTAAAGCAAAGCAACCCAAACCGAAGCTTAGTCTTCAATACATGAAGTTAGCTGCTAAGCTTCTGGGCTTGTCTCTGCGTCCGAAAAAACTCTCCGATCTCGATGAAATCAAGAAGGCTTTGGCGAAGTTGAAGGCGCAGGAGCCGGCGGAATAGTGTCATGGAAAGGCTTGCCCGACAGTCCGCAGAGTCTTTGGCGTGAAGTTGACCGATTGAAAAAGCAACGTGAGAAGCCAAAACCTCTGTCTATTCCAGAGGATTTTGTTGTTTTCTTCCTAGAATGGCTTGGACAGAAAAAGTACAAGTACCAAATTGAAGCCTCTAAATTAATGGATGAGAATGATAGTATAGCGTTTAGATGGAGCCGCCAAATTGGCAAGACACAAATGGTTAGTGGCTGGCTGTTGCATTATGCTCTCCGGCATCCTAATGTTCAAATTGCTATTATAGGTCCATCGTGGCGTCAGACAAAAATTAGTATTCGGAAAATCAATGGCTTTTTGCCTCATCTTCCACGGGGCTCATACCGTAAGCCTCAGGCTACCATGGTTACTCTAAGTAATGGTTCAACGATTCATGCTTTTCCATGCAACCCAGACACGATTAGGGGTTTCACGTTGCATGTTGTTTATGCTGATGAGTTTAATTATATTCCCTTGGATGCTGAGCTTTATGATGCCATAATCTTCGCTTTAAGTACCACTAACGGTAAATTCATTTGCAGCTCTACACCTGGCAGCACAGACAGCATGTTTTGGAAGTTTTTCAATCGCCCCCAGTATAACCACTTTGCTAAAAGTCACGTAAACTATTTGCAAGCTATTGAACCCAATGGGCCTCTAAAGGTAAGAAAAGTTGAGCAGCTGAAAGAGGAGTACGCGGATGATCAGTTTCGTTGGCAACGAGAGATGATGGGTGAGTGGGCTGAAGATGAAGCGGTTTGGCTGTCGCTGAGCTTGATCACGAAGTGCCAGGACACGAGTTTAGAGATGTGGGATTCTGAGAGCATGCATGAGGGCGAGTTTTTCGGTGGGCTCGATTTTGGCAAGGAACGAGATTATTCTGCATTCGTGGTCTGCGAGAAGGTTGGAGACCGGTTCCTTTTGCGTCATGTGAAGGTGTGGCCACTGGAGACTAAATATGCAACTGTTATCGGTTATGTGAAGACGCTTGCGGACCGGTGGCATAGTTTCAGCAAGATTCGATGCGACATTACTGGCGTGGGCAACTACATCGTTGAAGACATGATTAACGGCGGGATTGAGAATGTGGAGGGCGTAACCTTCTCGCATCCCCGGAAGCAGGAAATGGCCAGCCT